ATTCCCAAATTTCTGCGTAACCCTCATTTTTGTCGTTAATCTTCTTACGACAAAAATGAGGGTTACGCAGAAATTTGGGAATATTATGATATTCCCACAAAAACAATGTCTGTGTTCTGTGACACTGCAGACCAGTTCCTAGTTAAACCGACTGCTATGCCATATTCGTTTGGTCAGCCGTTTGTTATGTTGCGCAACTATGATGTCCCTGACCATTTCTACCCTATGGGTGATTTGGAATCCATTGAACCGTTGCAAAAAGAATTGAACGAAACCCGTTCACAGATGATGAATCACCGTAAAAAGTATTCACGCAAATACCTATATAAAGAATCTGCGTTTGACACATTGGGTCGTAACGCCTTGGAATCTGATGATGACAATGTTATGGTTCCTGTAATATCGGACGAAGCGTTGTCGGGTGTTGTGGCTTCATTCCCTGCTGTTATTAACCCACCTGATTTCTATGACCAAACAGCAACAATCATTCAAGACATTGACCGTGTTTCGGGTGTGTCAGAAATTCAGCGTGGCGGTACAACGGAAATCCGCCGTACCGCAACCGAATCATCGTTGGTACAGGATGCCAGCAATGCACGGACAGCCGACAAGTTGGCTATGGTTGAACAAGCCATCAGCGAATGTGGAAGGCGCATGGTTGCTTTGGCACGCCAGTTTATGACTGGCGAACAAGTTGCCCGTGTCATCGGCAAAGATGGTGAACCCATTTGGATTCAATTTGACCGTGACTACTTGGAAGGTGACTTTGACTTTGAAGTAGCCGCAGGTTCAACACAACCACACAACGAATCCTTCAGACGACAAATGGCTTTGCAAATGGTTGACGCTATGGCACCGTTCGCTGGTGCAGGAATTATTGACATGGCTAAACTTGCCGCCTATGTGCTACAGATGGGCTTCGGTGTCAAAAACCCTGACGAGTTTTTGGCTAAAGCCGCACCTGCTGGACCTGAAATGGGTGGCATGCCTCCTGCTGGTGGACCTCCTGTCCCTGCTGGACCTGAACAAATGCCACCAACTCAGGGTGGTGCAGGTTTGCCGTTGAACGGCGACCCTGCACAATTGGCTGCACTATTGCAAGGACAACCCCAGCAATAGGGAACAACTATATTAATATATAGAGCAACCATTTAGGACTCAGGAGAAAACATAATAATGACTGATGAAGTCGTAAACACGCCAGCCGTGGAACCCCAAGGGTCACCCGTTACGGAAAGCGTTTCAGAATCCACAGATACATCGCCAACGCTAAGTGTAGAGGAATACTCTAATCATAGAGTTCCAGTAAAGTTAGATGGTGAAGAACTTCAGGTTCCTTTATCTGAGGCAATTGCAGGTTATCAACGCCAAGCAGATTACACTCGTAAGACGCAAGAACTATCTCAGCAACGGGAACAATTCCAGTTTGCTAGTGCGCTTGAAGCGGCTTTAGAGCGTGACCCTGCGTCAACAATAGAATTGTTGACCAAGCATTATGGTATCAGCCCTCAACAGGCTGTTGACATAATTGCTGATGGTGATGACTTTGAAATGCTAGACCCGCAAGAAAAGCGTATCAAAGAATTAGACCAGCGTATTGCATCGTTTGAGGACTACCAAAGTCAACAGCAAGTTGAACGAGAAGTTCAATCACTACAGCGAAAATATCAGGATTTTAATATCCAAGAAGTTGTCACAGCCGCTTTGCGAACTGGGTCAACAGATTTGGAAGGCACTTACAAGCAGATTGCGTTTGACAAAATGATGGCAAAAGCAGAGTTAGAACGACAGGCAGCCGAGAAGCAGCAACAGACCGTTAATGGTGTTGTTGAAGCAAAACGGCAAGCCAGTGTTGTATCGGGTGGTTCATCCGCTACAGCGTCAACCACTAGCGAAACTTACGAACCCATCACTAGTGTGCGTGAGGCTTGGGAAGCCGCCAAACGCTCTATGGGCGCAGTATAAACCAACTAACTTTCTTTTAGGAGAATATAATGTCTAACGCAAACTTTGATGCGCTGTTGTCAACAACGCTCGCAAATTACCGTGACCAACTCACGGACAACATCTTTACGGCTCGCCCGTTGACCTACTTCCTTCAGGACAAGGGTCGCATGCGCATGCTTAACGGTGGAACCAAAATTGTTGAACCACTCATCTACGGCACCAACGCAACTGTTGGTTCGTACAGTGGCTACGATTCAATCGCTTTGACAGCACAGGCTGGCATCACGGCTGCTGAATACGATTGGAAGCAGTACGCTGCTTCTATCGCAATTAGCGGTATTGAAGAAGCCAAGAACAACGGTGAACAGGAAATCATTAACCTGTTGGAAGCCAAAATCATGCAGGCTGAAGAGTCCATGCGTGAAGGTTTCAACCAAATGTTCTTCGCAGACGGAACTGGCAACAGTGGCAAGGACTGGAACGGTCTTGGCAACTTGGTTGAGGCTTCGGGAACCGTTGGCGGTATTAACCGTGCAACTTCTGGTAACGAGTACTGGCGTTCATACGAGGAGAACACCGCAACAGCGTTGACTCTTGCTCAAATGTCCACCGCTTACAACAGCGTTTCTGTTGGTAACGACCACCCTGACATGGTTCTGACAA